TATCGCTATTGCCTTGTCCGAAGCTAAGATGCCCATGCGTGGTCAACGCACAGCTAAGAACAAAGCTAAGAAGATCAAGTAATCAGTATGGCTTTACCTACTTATCTCTCTCTCGTGAATGACGTCCTTGTACGTCTTCGTGAGCCTACTGTGTCTACCGTTGCTGAGAACACTCTGAGTACATTGGTAGGTAAGTTTGTTAATGATGCTAAACGTGAGTGCGCTGATGCTTACGATTGGGATGCTTTCAATACCTCTGTAACTGTCTCTACAGCAGCTAGTCAGTACACTGGTTACAGCTTGACAGGCGCTGGTACTCGTTTTCGTGTCACTAACGTCATTGACACAACTAAGTACGGCTATCTGATTCCTACTACTGTTGATAAGATTGAGAAGCGAGTGTACAGCACAAGTTCTCCTCAGGCCGCTGATCCTAGCGAGTACGCTTTCAACGGTGTAGACAGCAACGGTGACTCTCAAGTTATGTTCTGGCCTATTCCTTTAGGTGTTAACAGTATCCGTTTTAGCTTGGTAGTCCCAGAAACTGACATGAGTTCTGATTCAGATACAACTAAGCTTCCTAAGGAGCCTGTTGTCTTAGGTGCTTTGGCTAGAGCTTTGGTTGAACGTGGTGAAGATGGTGGTTTGTCTAGCTCTGAATGCTACGCTCTGGCTAAGAAAGCCTTGGCTGACGTAGTAGCTATTGAGCTTGCTCGTTCCCCTGAAAATGATGCTTGGGTTCCAGCGTAATGTCTCAACAAATTCAAGCCTTCTCGATCACTGCTCCGGGCTTTATGGGCCTGAACACACAGGACTCATCGCTTGATCTGGCCTCTGGATTTGCCTTAGTTGCTAACAATGCGATTATTGACCAATACGGTCGTGTAGGTGCTCGTAAGGGATGGTCTAAGCAACACAGCACATTAACTGCCTTAGGTACTGCTGATGTCAAGACTATCACTGAGTTGGTAGACAAAGACGGCACTACTTACACTCTCTGTGCAGGTAACAATAAGATCTTTAAGCTGGTAGGCTCTACTCTTAGTGAAATTACTTTCAACGGTGTAGGTACTGCTCCTACGATTACAGACAGTAACTGGTCTACAGCCTTTCTTGATGGTGATTTATATTTCTATCAGCGTGGTCATGTTCCTATCGGTTTTGACCCTGTATCTTCAGCTACTACTTACTACCGTGTAGACCAAGAATCAGGTTATAACGGTACAGTGCAACTAGCAAATATTGTTATTAGCGCCTATGGTCGTATCTGGAATGCTGATACATCTTCAGACAAAGTAACTGTTCAATGGTCTGACTTAAAGAACCCTCATAAGTTTGGTTCAGGCACATCAGGGACATTGGACACAACTTCTGTGTGGCCTAAGGGTGGTGACGTTATCGTTGCCTTAGCTGCTCACAATAACTTCCTGTTCATCTTCGGTAAGCACAATATCTTAGTTTACCAAGGAGCTAATACTCCTGCTACGATGACTCTATACGATGTCATCACAGGTATCGGCTGTATCGCTAGAGACTCAGTGGTTAATACAGGCACAGACGTTATCTTCTTGTCTGACACTGGTGTGCGTAGCGTTACTCGTACAATCCAAGAGAAGTCAGCTCCTTTGCGTGATCTCTCTAAGAATGTGCGTAATGACTTGATGACTGCTGTGGCTGGTGAAGATCTCGCGACAATCAAGGCTGTGTACTCTCCTAGAGATGCTTTCTACTTGTTGACTCTCCCTGTCTTGAAGCAAGTGTACTGTTTCGATATGAGAGGAGCTCTCCAAGACGGTGCTGCAAGGGTTACAACTTGGACAGGTATTGAGCCTAAGAGCTTTTGTGTCCTCACAGATGGTTCTCTGTTACTCGGTAAAGCAGGCTATATCGGTAAACACACTGGATACTTAGATGATACGTCTACTTATCGTTTCCAGTATTTTACTAACCACACTGACTTAGGTACTCCATCCGTCACCTCTGTCTTGAAACGTCTTAACGCTGTTGTTATTGGTGGTAGTAACCAGTATGTGACATTCAAGTGGGGATATGATTTCCTTGGTAATTATCAATCTCAAAATACATTGATTCCTGCTCAGGGTGTATCTTATTTTGGTGTTGCGGAGTATAATACTTCCGGTACAGAGTATAGCGACGGTGTTGCTTTACAGACACTTAAAGTTTACCCTAATGGATCAGGTAAAGTGGTTCAAACAGGTTATGAAGCAGATATTAACAGTTTACCTTTGTCTATACAAAAGCTAGAGATTCACGCTAAAAATGGAAAGTTAGTATAATGTCAAATTACACAAAAAGTACCAATTTCACAAGTAAGGATAGCTTACCTTCAGGTGACGCCTTAAAGATCGTTAAGGGTGCTGAGTTCGATACTGAATTCAACGCTATCGCAACCGCTGTTGCCACTAAAGCTGATTTGGCTAGCCCTACATTTACAGGTACTCCATTAGCTCCTACTGCTGCTGCTGGAACATCATCTACACAAATTGCTACTACTGCGTTTTTAGCTACTTTGTATCCTGTAGGTACTATTTATACTAATATTTCCGATAGTACTAACCCCGGTACTTTGTTTGGTTTCGGTACTTGGGAAGCAATTACAGGTCGCGTTGTTGTTGGTTTAGACGCTGGAAACGCTGCCTTTGATACTGTTGGCGAGACTGGTGGTAGCGCAGATGCAATTGTTGTAAGTCACACTCACACCATCACAGATGCTGGACACGTTCATTCTGTTGGCGTAAAAATGGATGCTGCTGGAGCTGGAGCTGGTGGTTATGTCAACTATGATGCAAACACGACATTCAACACAAATTCAGCAACAACTGGGATTGTGATTAACTCAACAGGCTCATCAGGAACAAACGCTAACTTGCAGCCATACGTTGTGGCCTACGTTTGGAAACGGACTGCGTAAAATAAATGAAGACTCCTGTAATTGTTAAAGATAAATACATTGTTTATCTAGAAGATTATCAAGGAACTTCATTTATCCATTGTGATTGTATTGGTTGGAACAAAGACACTAAGAGCAAACTGAGTAAAGACATAGATTCTCTAACACAGTTACACGGTAAACCTATTTACGCTTTTCACAACAAAGACGACATTAAACATAGAAAGTTTTTAAAACTTATGAAATTTGAATTTTACTCAGATATTTACTGTCCCACAGACGGTGAAGTACGTCAACTATTTGTGAGGAGCAATTAATATGGGATGGGAAGCAGCAGCAATAATGGGAGGGACTTCCCTCCTTGGTGGTATCTTAGGAGGTAATGCAGCACAGAACGCTGCTGAGGCTTCCGCTAACGCACAACTCCGAGCTGGACAGATGGCTGCTGATGCGGCTAGGTTTCGTCCTGTAGGCGTCACTAATACTTTTGGAACGTCTAACTTTGGATATGATGCTAACGGTAATCTTACCAGCGCAGGGTATCAACTAGCACCTCAATTACAAGCTGCTCAAGGAACTCTGATGGGTAATATCCCTCAGAATCTTGAAGACCAAGCACGTATTCAAGCAATGGGTCGTCAGTACATGGCTCAGTCTCCTCAGGAGCAAGCACAGCAGTACATTGCTAACCAGCAAGCTCTGTTGGCCCCTAGCCGTGAACGTGAATCAGCTAATTTGATGAACCAACTGAGCAACACAGGCCGTACAGGTTTGTCTATTGCTCAAGGTGGTGGCATGGGTGCTTCTAATCCTGAGTATCAAGCTCTGGCTAACGCCCGTGCAATGCAGGATCTTCAATTAGCTGCTCAGGCAACTCAAGCGGGTCAACAACAGTATCAATTTGGTCAAGGCCTCTTGTCTAGTGCTTATCAACCTTACACAGCTGGCTTACAAGCCGCAGGTGCTACTGAAGCTTTGGGACAACAACCATTTGACTTAGGTACTTCTCTCGGTGCTAAACAGTCTACTGCTGGCGCTAATGTCGGACAAGCTCTTCTGACTTCAGGCATTAACGCAGCTAAGACAACACAAGCAGGCCAGTTTGATCCGCTGTCCTATGGTCTGATGGGTGCAGGTATGAATCCTTATTTAGGCTACGCAGCTAATCAATACTTTGGAAATCCTTCTGGACAAGCCAATATCGGACGAGTAGCACCGGGAATTGGAAGCTGGTATGATTCTTACGCTCAACCATTCTAAAAGGTAAAATAATGGCAACAGATTCTATGATTAGTGGATTGTTCTCCACACCTGAGCAACTGTACGCTCAACAAAATCAACAAGCTTTAGATCAAGCGTCTACTTATGGTCAGATGGATCCTATGCAAGCCGCACGAGCTGCTATTTACTATGGCGGTAATCGTTTAGCTCAAGCAGGTGCTCAAGCCTTAGGCGCTGAAGATCCTATGTTGAAACAACAATCAATTGTTCAACAACTAGCTGGTCAGTACCTAGGAGAGTCTCCTGAGGCTGTTCGTCATCGTTACGTACAACAACAAACTGCTTTGGTTGCACCTGAGCAAGAACCACAATTAGCTGGTATCCGTAATCATCTATTCCACACAGGTCGTGGAGGTT